TTATCTTTCCCTAGCCACCGACATCTTAGCCAGTTCTAGATTACTAGCCAAGCAGTTAGAAAATATTGGGGATGATTCGTTTAAACTAGCACAATTGCTGGCATCCGATAAAACAGCTACAGTAGCAGAACAAGGTCTGTTTGCATTAAAAGATTTAGCTAAATAGATATAAATATATAACCATTTGGGGCATTTAATCTTAAATTTTTTGGCTACATCATCTACAATTTCGGCGTATTTAATACCGTTACGAGGGATCGTATTCGCTAATGTTCTACCGCCAACATACTGTAGTTCTCGAACAAGTAGATGTAGAATTTCTTCATCTGATTTATTATAGTTTTTAGCGTTCAGCAACACACTTTTTACTTTATCTGACATTGATAAACCAAACTTTCCAGTATTGGTTATGTAATTAATCAGTAAATCGATGCCATTTTAGAGTTTGAAATAATAGTTCTTATTGTTTTCACGAAAGGTTATGGCAATAAATAGGTCGATAGTTTGAACTATAAATAATTAATTTAGGGAAATAAATTAAGGTTTTTATGGAATACCAATTCAAATCATATAGTAAAGGCAGCAAGAAAAAATCATTACCTTCTTACATCTTTGTTATCCTGTACTGCTCTTGGTTAGCTTATCTATTTTTGTCGTTTTATTTAGGCGATAGCATTGTATTATTTGAATGGTTTCCTAAATGGACGATTATTATTATTTTTGCTATTTTTACAGGGATTATTGGAGGAATATGGCACCCTTTCTTTCGCCCATCAAAGTATGTTATCAGTGATTATTATTGGGGGGGCTTTTCTTGGCCTTATGATAATTATTCCAACTTTTAATGTGCTTGCTTATTTATCATTAGACCAAACAATTCACTACCAAACACAATATCATATCGTCTCGCCAGGGCCTGAACGTCTTAAAGCCCCTCAATGTGAATATGGTATACGGATAAAAGAAATTTATACCGGGGAATGGGTTTTTTGGTGTATTAGAGATCCAAAATCGAAAACCAAGGAAAATATGGGAACCGTATGGGTTACAGCAAAAACAGGGCCAATTGGTGCAGATATTGTTGATTATCAGTTTTACCCTATGTCCCAGTTTTTCGAACTCACGCTGCCAGTAAAATGCACCCGTGGAGGCTTCCACACTAATCAGGCAGGCCGGAATATTCGCGACGGTCTGTAGTCAAACAAAGCGATTTACTATGAGGCTGATAATAGCCGTACAATCTCAGAAAAAGTTAGATTAAAGTTTCGGGATTATGGTTTTAGTGTATCAGCAAGAAGTTTATATTTGCGAGATAAAAAAATAAGAATGGAAGATGGGGGGAGGGTATGATGAAATTGAACATTATGGTTTACTTTTAATGAAAGAAGGATATATGCAACCTTGGTATCTTAATCACGATCATTATTACGATTTAGCCTTTAAATATAAAAATATGAATAAATAGTGATTTTTGGGGATGAGGTGATTACTCTCGACTACAAGCTGCCAATAATTAGCGACCAAAATAATAGTTAGGGGCCAAATTAATAGCTTCCATTAGCGAACCTAAACGTTTAAATCCATCTTTAAAGCAATTGATAGCTCCCATATTGGCATATGGCCTAAGTGCCTCTTCGATAATTTCAGAACGTAGTACAATCGATTTTTTATCAACAGCAACAGCATGTGGGGCAATGTGCTGCTCAATATCGAAAAAATCTTTATGTAGCCCTGTATGCTCTATTAGCTCATTGAATAAAGTCTCGTAGAGTATTTGCGTATTTTTAGGTTTATTGTCGACTATTTCAGCTAAGAGACTCAAGGCTAAAATATCCCATGTTTCAAATGGCCAAAGACAAGGGTAGCTTCGGATATAAGTAAGTGCATGAGGTAAATTGGGGTGTTTCTTAGAAGGGCTATATTGAAATAACTTATTCTTTATCATCCATTTTGACCATTTGGGATAGTCTCTTTTGAATAAGTGATTTTTTGAAGTTAGATAAGATTTAGCATTGGTTGTTGCTTGTTTTACTGCGTCTTCTGTTGTTTTTGCCTTTTGGGCTTTTAAGTTGGATTCATCAAAGAAATTTTGTTCATATTTTTTAATTTTTTGAATTAATTTAGGGTATTTTAACCAAGTCCATGTTGCGCGATTATTTTCAGATGCTGCTGGAGTACGAATAATTACACTACCATCAAGGTTATCAATCTCTTTTGGTAAATAATCCTTTAATAATAATACTACCCAAATATAGCTGTTACCTATCGACGCTTTAAGTAAAAGAAATTCTTCCGTTAGTTTAACTTGGACAACATTGTCTACTTGCTGTTCTGATCGAGAATAAATGCTGACCTCGTCTTTATATGTATAACCGTCAATTATACACTCAAACTTTTGGGTAAGGCTTGGCAAAAGAATATGGTTGCCTTTGATGAATTTTCTTGCTGTGTCTTTTGCACTACGAATACGTTTTTTTTCAATTTTTTCGTTTTTTTGTGCTAGTAATATTTCATGTTTATCTACAAGCTGATCTCGGCACCACTCATAAAGCCACTTGTAAGGCACTTTGTTGTTTTTTAAATCAAAAAGAGCTTCTTCAATACTACGATTAAGATAAGTACTTAAATCAAACTCAATAGAAGGAATTTTATTTTCTTGGTAATACTTTGTTTTATCTGATTGATTTCTATGAGTGACAAAAACTTCAATTACTATGTTGCCAATATTGGTTTCCAAAAACACATCTGCAACATATTGCCCAATACGAGTTTCTAAGTCTGCATTATATACATTTGCAAGTGCTTCACTTTGGTTCAGTACTTGTCCCTTGTATTGAAAGGATACAGGGGGGATAAAAAGGGACTGAGATTCAAGGAAAAAGTGTTGTGCTACTATGTGAAGTTGGGTCATTAAACAAATATTATTTTCGTTTTTAGAGTAATGAGCAAAATGATGTATTGTGCCACTAACTCCATTATTTTTGGCAATAAGGCGGTCTCCGCAGCCAGCACATACACAATTGCATTTTAAGCCATTTTCTACAGAGTCTATATGTCTTAAAGTGTTTGAATCCTTTTGTAATGCATATTTAAGCACTGTTATTCCTCTAGATTTAAATGGAAATATCACATCTCAATAATCAGATATCAAGTGTATATGCTTCAATAGGCTAGAAGTAGATAAATTTTTATCCAATTTATATATCAAATAGTAGAGTTGGATTATCATTTTGCAGTTTTTAGTTGTAAAAATGCGGAAAGTATTGTCACCCTAATTGACATGTAAGATGTATATTTTTACGCTCTGTAATGAGCGAAGAGCAGAAATTTTGTCCCTTTCATAAAGCACTGGTAAATATCGGCTTTACCCCAAAACCGGGCATGTTGCTTGATTTCCTTAGTCTTAATAAAGTAGCTGTTCACATAACCGACATGGTTCAATTTAAGGGGGGGCCAGCGTTAATTATCTAGTGATTTACCAAGAAGCCTCAGTAATATCGTAAATTAAAAATAAATTAAGAGATTAGTTCTCGCTCTCGGTATAGTTGTGTGGTCAGCTTTGATAGAGAGTGGTAAGCTATTGTATATGGCTAATTTGCGACGAATTCGTTACTGGCGACATGGATACAATTAACTATTTTGCCTGTTATAAATACGAAGATGGGGGTTAGGAAACTAATTCGGGTAGACGGTTTTTAACAAGCGCTGCACCCGATAAATTTTCCGCAATGCTCCAAATTTACCTGTGAGTGTGGTGCGGATTTTCTGAGTGAAATCAAGGGGGTTGATTTGAATTTAAAGACAAAACACAAAAATTTCTTGGATGTAACCTCCTACGCACCACTTGCTTATGGAGTGGTTTATTTAGCAAATATTTTGATATTCAGCCTGATTTATGTATTTATATTCACCAATGACTTCAAAGGTGATTCAATAAGTTATGTGCAATCGTTATATTTTAGTGTCATCACAGTCACCACATTAGGTTTTGGTGATTTGACTCCGAGTCTTGATGCTACCCCACTTCTTCTCGTAGTAACTGCGCAAGTTGTTTTGGGAGTTATTACTATTGGTTTATTCTTGAATTCCATATCTCACAAGCTGGGTGAACGAAAAGACTTTGCCCAAAGAAAATTTGAAGAAGAAGTTGAAAAGAATACCCTGAAAAAGCTACTAACAATTTTAAAGCCAGCGGTTGTCAACTATATGGAAGTTCTCTCCGAAACCTATAAGGTGACAACAACTAGAGTAACAGATGACTTCGTAAAATTAGTTCCTAAAAATCTATTTTCTCAAGAATATTATGATCAAATATCCCTGCAAGATTTCTTTTCAAACGAGACTAGGTATGGGAAAAATGTAATAACTTGGGGAGACTTTATTGAACAAGAGAATAATAAGTTCTCTGCACAGATAGACGACTATTTGAATAAATTTGCCACGTCACTACCCATTGATTTAATTGAGTTACTTGTTGGTTTGAAAAACCATAATTTTCTAAATCATTGGAGGCTAGCTAAACAAATGATCCAGTTAGAGAGAGAGCAAGGGTTCAAGATTCCTCGCATCAACATGTTAACTATTGAACACAGCAGTGTTGAAGTGCCTGAGAAACCGAATTCAATTAGAGACTTCCATGAGAAACTGCTAAACCTAATCGCTCTGCTAGATGAAAATACATCAGGAGAGCACATTCTTATGACTGTTGATTTAAGGAAGGGGGTCTCTGCCCCCTCAATTGGCTCTGCTATTGCCGACATTATTAAATTTGGTCCATCTGAGTAGCAAAAAAATTAACAAACTCGTCAATTAGGACGCTCGTAAGCTCGCGCCTATTACGTGGGCGTTATGAAATCGCTATCTATAGCTAGCTTATGTACAGTTCTAACTGTCTTTGTTGTGACTTTTGTCGTCAGTGCGATTGATTCAATTGGTACTGCATTTTCTGGTATAGCTATATCGCTATTAACGGCAAATGTTGCGACAATAGTGGCCATAGTTGTTGTAATAGCTTGGGCTTTGCCTTTGCACTATGTGTTTAAAAAATTAGAGAGGCAGGATTTTTATTGGTACTTACTAGATTCTTTAATTCCCTGTGTAATATTCATTTATGTTTTTAATCCGTTCGGTCAAGACTAACGTATTGATCTGATGAAACAAACATTATTTTTCAGCATGTGCGGTCTTATTGGTGCGGCCGTATTCTGATATGTGGCTGTATCGTACACGCATAACAAAGCGCCGAAACAAGGACGCGCTAACATACACAGCTTAGATTTGTGCTAGCTGCTTGTCAGATATTGGAGCATAAGAAATGCAAGAATTTTCTCTAGAATTGATTTCAGAGCAAATCCATTACGGAAAAACAAAAGGGTACTTTCAAGAAGTATTATCCTCATATAATAATGGAAACTATCGATCCTCAGTCGTTATGCTTTGGTCAGTAGCAATATGTGACATCGTTTACAAGCTTCAGAGCTTAATAGATTTATACGATGATGCGGCAGCAAAGGAAATTCTTCAAGAAGTTACCACAATCCAAAATGAAGACTACAAGTCATCAGCATGGGAAATAAAACTTCTTGATGATGTTCATGGTAAGACTTTCTTACTAGATACCTCTGAGTATGAAGGCTTACGTTATCTCCAAAAACAAAGGCATCTTTCTGCGCATCCGGTTCTTAATTCAGAGAGGGAACTTCATTCACCAAACAAAGAAACTGTGCGCTCTCTCCTGAGAAACACTTTGGAAGGGTTGCTTATTAAGCCACCATTTTATACTCAACGCATAATGAAGGAATTATTGGAAGACCTTGCAGAGTCATCCGATGTTCTTAATAGCAGAGAAAAAGTAAAAAAGTATATTGAAAGTAGGTATCTTAGTAGAACGAGACGGTCAGTAGAGATAAATATTTTTCGTTCTTTGTGGAAGCTAGTTTTTAAACTAGATAATGAGGAATGTGAAAAAAATCGAAAAATAAATCTGCATGCTTTAGAGGTTCTATCCTCTCGGAATATACCTGCAATACCAGCAGAAGTTCAAGGCGACAATGACTATTACAGCAATATAGCATCAACCGGAACACCACTATCTTATCTTGTTTTTTATCTTTCAAAAAACCACCAGATTTATCCATTATTAAGCGACGATGCGCGCCTAAAGATAGAGCATTGCATCAACACTGATGATGTAGGTAAAACAGTTGGTTGGTTTATAAAATCTGATTTAAATGTGCATGGAAATGATGTTGAAGATTGGATAAAGAGTGATGATCATCCTACATTTATTCCGGGGCAATTTGACGTCTTATTAGAAATATCAGATTCAGAGGAGTGGCAGAAAAAATTCTGCCGCATCGTGACTGCGTACTATTCAGTTAGCTATAGCTATGATCAAGCAGACGCTCGGTTTCAGGTCGCAATTCAAAAGTATATAGGCTTATTTGATCGCGACTCACTTAGTCATTTGGTAAGACAAATCGAGAACAATGGACAATGTTATGCTCGGGGTAGAGCACGAGAAGACTATGTTGTGATCAAGGCGCGTATAGACGAGCTATTTGGTGATGACTTTGATTATGAAGGCGTACCTTCTTTTCGGCGTAGAGTGGTAACGGCGGAGTGATGTAATCGTTGATTACTTGTCCTGTCTTTATGGGCAGCGGGAATCTAAAGCCTAGATTCGCCTGATGAACTAGCTGATTCCCTTTGCTGATGAAGAAAGTCAGACCAGCGTATGAAAGTCGAACGTCTGAAAATGGCACAGAACCGACGTCTGGATGACGTGTATAACTCTGTGCCATTATAGTACTAATTCAGTTTGAACTAGTGCTCACAAGTTACCCAACTAGCGATATTCCCCTTATCCCGCCTTCTATAATACTTCCCCTGTCAGCCTCTTCAATAAAATCAGCCCACCATTGCATCATAGGGCGTCTTTGCTCTAAGTAGTCACTACGGTTATAAGCACGTCTAACTTCGTTTTTATCAACGTGGGCGAGGGCGGCTTCAATTACATCCGGTGGAAAACCTTGTTCATTGAGGGCAGTACTGGCAATTGAGCGAAGACCATGTGAAACCAATACACCACCGAATCCTGCACGTTTCAATGCAGCATTAATGGTTTGGCTGTTCATCGGTTGAGTAGGCTTGATACGGCTAGGAAAGATAAACTCACGATTACCACTTAATGGTTTCATTAGCTCTAAAATAGCTAAAGCAGCGTCAGACAATGGAACAGTGTGTTCACGATTCATCTTCATTCTATCAGCAGGTATCTTCCATTCCTTGGCCTCAAAGTTGATTTCATCCCAACGGGCTTCAGCGGCTTCGGCTGGGCGGGATATGGTAAGCAGCTGCCACATAAACAAACATCGAGTAGATAGGCTAATACTAGCGGTACGCATTGTCTGCATGAGTTTTGGTAGCTGATCAGGGGGAATACTTGGCATATTCTTTTTCTTGGGTTTTTCAAAAGCTTTACCAATGTTGATACTTGGAACGGCATCAATCAAGCCAGTATTTTGAGCATAGATCATCACTTCGTTAATGCGCTGACAAAGGCGGCGAACAGTTTCTAATGCACCTCTAGCCTGAACGGGCTGTATTGCTTGAACCAATATATGCGCTTTGATATCGGTCACACTGATATCGCCAATAGCGGGAAACACATCTCGCTCGAGTGAACGCCAGATATCATTACCGTAGTCTTCTGTTACAGTGGACTTCTTCATTTCCCACCAACGTTCAGCGACAAGTTGAAAGGTATTTGCCTTAGCTTCTAAGCTGTTACGGACTTGCTCTTTATGGTGATCTTGTGGGTCTATCTGCTTAGCGAGTAGTGTTCTTGCTTCAAGGCGGTAACTACGTGCATCAGCAAGACTGACGGCAGGGTAAGAACCAAGGCTCTTTTTAGCTCGTTTCTTAGTGAGAGGGCGAATGTAGCGAAATGACCACAGCTTGCTGCCATTGGATTTAACCAATAGCTCTAATCCATCGCCATCATAGAGGACATAATCACTCTGCTTTGGCTTTGCTGCGTCGATCTCTTTTGCGGATAAGGGTTTGGTTTGTCTTGCCATTTTTGATGTTCCATTGTTTTTAGGCACCTCAAAAACTATAAAGGTTAACGAGGTGCCTATCAAGGTGCCTAAGATGATTGGATTTAATTAGGTGACATCAGACTGCGCAGGACATAAAAAAGCCCGCAACTCATTGAGTTAGCGGGCTTTTCAGTCTTCTTTGGACGTCCTTAGAAGATAATTTGGTGGAGCTGGCGGGAGTTGAACCCGCATCTGAATAGTTTTAATTTATTGATTTTTAATGATTATTTTAATGCTGTCTGTATGGCGTGCATTTCGCGTGTATTTCGTAGTCACTACACAGTCTGTATGTAGACTACTTAGAATTAATTGTTTTCCCTTGTTTTGTTGTATTGCCGTCATATTCCTTTAGATAAGAACCATAATGCCTAAATAGCATTTCTGGCCCTTTATGCCCCATTTGCCCCGCGAGCCAAAATAGATTAACTCCTTGGCTAATGTTTCGAGTGGCGAACGTATGTCTTGTTTGATAGGGATTTCTATACCTTATGCCAGCTTTCTTTAATGTTGGTACCCATGCTTTTTTTCTAATTGCATCAGCACTAGCCCAAGCTTGATTAGTTTTAGGATCTTCAAAAATGACGCCATCTTTCATAAAGGTAAATTGCTTTTGTTCCTTTAGTGACTTCATAGCTTCATCATTTAGCTCAACCTTTCTTGTGCCTGCTTTAGTTTTTGTTTCTTTGATAACGCCTACGACACTTGCTGATTGAACGTGGGCTGTGCGCTCAATGAAATCTATATCACTCCACTTTAAGGCACATAGTTCAGAGCTTCGTAATCCCGTATTAATCGCGAACCTAAATAAGTTTTTCCATTGCTCATATTTAGCGGCAAGAAGTAGTGCAGATACTTCTTTTGGTGATAGTGGATCAACAATATAACTACTTTCTGTGGTGCCACCTTTTGATTGATACCGAGAAGCTGAAACTAAACTAACAGGGTTAATAGATATTGCTCCATCAGTAATTGCTTCATCTATTGCACTCCGTAAAAATGAAAGCTGATTTCGTATCGTTTTTAATGATGTAGATTGTTTTTGTATCCAATTTTTCACGATCGCAGGCGTTAATGATGTCACTTGTAATTTGTGCAAGTCGGACAGAGCACTTTTGCATTTCTTATACCCGCCAATAGTTGATGGCGATAAGTTCCTCGTTTCACAGATAGTGAGATATTCATCTAAATAATCAATAATAGATTTTATTTTATTATTAGCTCCAAAAAGCATTAACTTTTTAGAATTAGGAAAATATTTAGCGTAATTAAAAGTGCCCTTTTCAATGTTATTTTGAATTTCAGCCAGTAATCTTTCGGCATATTTAATATTTTTGTTATCAACAGTTAGTCTAGATAAGGGCTCTCGACAGAGAACCCCTTTATAGGTAAACGTGATGACAATAGTTTGTTTGGTTTTATTATTACGAACAGTTACTCCTCTTGGTAATGAGTATTCTGCTTGTTTTTGCGAGCCCATTTGTTCACCTCTGCAATATCGATCCATCGTTCTTTTGAGCCTTCCACTTTTAAGACATGCACACCTTCAATCCAAAATTGTCTTTGTAAGCGTTTGTTAATGGCTTCAGGTGTTTCTCCATATAAATTGCAATATGCCGAAATGGGTAAACATTCATATAGCATCATTACCTCCTTTCCTATACCCGTCCTCCATAATGGACTGTGCAATAATTGCGGGTGAGTTATCCCAATGAGCATCACAAATGATATCGTTTAACTGATATTTGCTAATGTCATCTAAAGTCTTAGGCAAGGTGTCATGAGGTAGCTTTAAAAGGATAGAGTCACCCGTCATACTCACCGTAATATCAATGATCTGCTCAGTGGTAAAATCTGTTTTACGATAACCAGCTTTCCAGACGGCATCAGTTATATCACCAGGATCAGCAATGTTGTCTGAAATTAATTTAATTAAAACAGGATCAGTCGTAGTCATGATCTACCTCCAAGACAGAGACTAATTGCGCGCTAGCTTCTGTTTCAGCTTTATTAACAAGTTGCATAAACTCTTCGTGAGTAATGAGCTTTTTAAGTTCAGCAACTAAAATTTCATTTCTGAGTATTCGGCGTGAATAATCGACCTCTTTACGTTGGCGTTTTAAGATAGCCAGCTGATCGCAAATCGCTCTACGTTGCCAGTTCAAATATTTACGAGCTGTTCTTGCACGTATAGCCCAATCTGAGTCACTTTCTTGGTGTCTATCCAAACTGGCATCAATACGCATAATAGAAGAATTGCAATAAGCCAAAGCTCTCAGATAGTCTTCAAGTGTTTTTAGTTCATCTAAAATTAAGCGGTTATCTTTATCAAATTTCAGCATGACGAGCTCCTTTCGATTTATGTTTTTTCTTTTTAATGTTCGGTGTTAACTTTGGCTTAGTAATTTGTTTAGGGTTAGGGCGGGGCTTATATACTCCGTCATGGATAAACCGCCTAAAATTTAAGTCATGAAGATAAGGCTCGATATAACAGCGCCCATCATCAAAATGATGAATTGCCTTAATAAGCGGATCGTCATATTCATTAATCTCATGATCAGCATTGTTCTTCTCAATCACTGGTTTGCCTCCTTGCAAATAATCTTGTAAGCCCGTAATACGTGACTCGGTTTGCCATAAAGAGTGGTGACACGAAAAAAGAACCCGATAGTGCTTTCGTGAACGGGTGTAAAAAGTAATGCCCAATCAACTAACCGATTTAGTTTTCTGCGCTCAGTGATGAAGGAAAAAATAACCACTTTTGCCACGTTCCGCTTTTCACTCGCAATATATTCAATTTTCATGTGTTACCTCAAGCTCGACAGGGCATTACAATAAATTGAGGATTGCCAAACGTAGCGTTAACCCCTTCACTAAATTTGAACAGGCATGCTTCTGTCATACCTGCAGGATGAAGAGAAACTATGTTATAGCCATGTATTTTGCCGAACATCTTTTCCGGGTAAGAAAGATAAATAGCCTGCATATGTGGTAAACAGAGTTCATGTTTAGTCGGAATGATGCGATCTAAATCAGGAAATCGTGCGCTTTTATGCGAAACAAGTGCAGAGAACCCCACACGATGACCGTTTTTGTCGCGATGAATAGCAAAAGGCTCTTCAGTAAATTTAATTTCTGTTGTATTTGCTTTTGCAGGAATAGAACCTCTGAACTCAAGTATTGCATCACGGCGTGTTTTAATGCCATGCTCCATACGCACAGCGACATGTCCGTTAGTCGCTTCGATGTACTTGTTGCTAATATGAACACCCTGCAGATAGTAACGAGGATCCTGTTTAGCCACACAAACTAAAGCCGCACGAAGTAAATGTGTTTGAATAATCACTATTTATCCCCCCAGCCAATTGCCTGAAATAATCCCATTTTCGGGTGATACCAACGAGTGCCACGTTTTTCTGCTTCGTCCATCATGTGTTTCATTGCCTCCATGAAGTCAATCTCATGGATGATCGCCATAGGTCTAGGCATACCCTCTGGGGTAAGAATGGTTATTTGGTCTTTTCTGACACCATATTGCTTGGCAAGTGTCTTGCATTTATCAATCGTCATGCCCGATTTGGTTTTCGCTAATGAGTAACCAATCCAACCTGCAGGGATGGTTCCTTGTTTTATTTGCTCAACGACTTCATTCACTTGTTCAACTTTTTGCTCTACGTGAGATATACGGCGTTCGCTTTCTAGGTTAGCCAATGCCATAGCAGCGATAATTTCAGCTTGTGATTTTGGCTTGACTCGTTCATCTTCAAGTTCTTTCCAGCGATCAACTAACCGAGCTGTAAATTCAGGGTAGAGTTGGGCCACTACAATGATGCTATCTCGTTTTCCTTTCTCACCTGAAAAAACATAATGTTTTGGTATTACGCCATTGGCTGATTTAATCCCATCCTCCGTCGGAGGTTGGGAAATAACACCGCTATTAGCTAGTCTTTCAATAGTTCTTTTTACATTATCTTCACGGCTACCAACTAACTCAGCGATCTCTTTCGAGGTCATTGACGCATTGGTGCTAATTAAATTATTCATATTAACTACCCTTAGTGTATTAACTGACTTTCACCTTGAGCGATAAGCAAAGTGGCGCTATTGATGAGTAGTTGATCAAGCATATCTTGCATCCATTTATCACCGTCTTCGCCTTTTGCTTTATTGCCTTCGTAAAAACGGAACAGAGCAAATACGCCATCATTTGATTGTTCGAGAATGACTGACTCGATTTTTACAATGAGTAGCTTCTCGACAATTTTTAAATCTAAATCGACAACAATGTTTTTATGTCTAAACGAAAATTGCTCATTAAGACCCGGTCCGAACCGCATTGCGCAGGAGATTAAATATTTATTTGCTTCAAGCGTTCTTAAATTATCCACAATGTACTTAACAAATATCTTTTGTTCTTCTGGCGTTAATTTACGATTTGACTTCATAGCTTCTTTATCTAATAAAGAGGCTGGGAAACCTTTTTCTTTTAAATATTCGATGATTTCATCTGGTGTCATTTTTTTAGTATTCATAAATAACTTTCCGTCACTTTAATTTTTGCTTTATCTAAACAACGCTTAGATGATTGATTACTTATTTTTTGTTGATAACTCATTGCACCCTTGGCTGGTGGATCCGCAATAATAAAAGCTTGGTTATATTGCTCTATTGCGCGTCTATAAAATCCTTTATTCTCTAATTGCTTGCCTTTTTTCATAAACTCATAAAATGTCATGATATTTATATTCCTCTCCATTTAAGTAAGGAGGTAAATATTCAACGATATAATCAATCATGAACTTACCCATTTCAGAAATAGAGCCGTTAGATTTATATAAACGCTCATAGGTGTTATAGATATCGTTATCACTCCACTTACAACGTTGTCGACAATCTTTTTCTTCATAGATATCACGAAAGAAGTTATTTAAATTTTCAAAGTTAATTTCTGTAATAATAGTTTTATTATTTACCTTTGATTTAAACTCAGCTTTCTTTCCATTTTGTTTAATGTAAATAAGCACTGAGTTGATAAAACGTTTTCTTCTTATTTCAAGTAAATTAAATTTATCCATGTTGCTTACTCCTGATTCAGAGCGCAGCAATCCCTAGCATGAACGCTATAATTAATTTTTATTTTGTGGATGATTTATTTATTGGTTAAAGCATTATTTAATTCGTAATATAATCTGTCAGCTTCTTTTTCTGCTTTATCATATTTTTCTACAGCTTTAGCATATTCCTTTTGTAAGCGTTCAATATTACGTTCCTGCTTTAATCGCTCTTGGAGTTCGGTTAGTTTAGCTTCCTTGCGTTCCATAAAGTGTTCGGTAGGCTCGCCACGCTTGAAAGCGATTGTGCCATTTTCAAGTTCGCATTTTTCACCTTCATAATTAGTCTCAATGCCTTCTTTATGAAATTCACGCTCAGTGAGAATATTGGCTAGTTTATTTAATGCTGAACGTTCACTCAAGTAAGCCCGATTGGCACCTGCGATAATATAAACAGGGCGCATGGCAATAGTAATTTGGCTATCAGTTGCTTTCTCAATAGCTTCGTGTTGGTTATTCATTTGCTATCCTTGTGTTTAAAAATGCAATTACACGTTCTTTCATTTTAGGGTGTTGTTTCATTATTTCTTTTGTACTAAGAGATGCTTTTTCGTAATCAAAAAAACAATCTATTAGTGTATAGTTGATATCGATTATATTCTTAGTATCTCCCTTTAATTTATATATTCTGCATTCCCATCGGCCGTGATGTTGGTAATATTCATCAATGTATTTATCTAAGTGAGGCTTTTTTATTTTATTAATTTCATTTATTTTCTTTACATTGTATGTCAGGTGATTCATTTTTGTTTTCTCGAATAGATTTAATTAAGCCTTGTACCTCTGCCAATGTTACCGATGTCATTAAATCGATTTCGTCAATATACCCCTTTAAACTACCTGCTTGTTTTGGATAATGAAGAAATAGTCTCGATAATAAAGGTTTAATTTCTTCTCTTAGTTCTCTTGTATATCGCTGAGAATTACTCGCCACTCTAAGTAGATTTGAGTATTTATCATCAGTTGATGAATGTGCAATTAGGTTATTCATGAGATTCTCCAATATTTAATTGAGAGGTATGTCCTTTAGCTCTTTCTATATTGGCTACTGCAGATTCAATCGCATTAAACATATTATCGCTAGGCATTACATTGTCGTTGATAATGATGTTTAAAATAGAAGTCGCATAAATTAATTCATCACAGGCTGATTCTTTTAATTTAGTGTTATTCATTGCCATTATCTCTCTGTGCATTTTCTTCGATTAACCAGACTGAGATATCCCCTGATAATTCGTAAGCCAGTCCAATTAAACTTTCTATTTCAGGCTGACCCGATATGCGTTCAGCATTGAGCTGGAATAAAAGGGCGTTTAGTTGGTCACTTTTTTTTGCAACAGCTTCTAAGTTGAGTTCGTGAGCCATAATTAAGCCTCGCAAGGAAATTGTGCAGAGAAAATAACATCACCACCGAGTAATTCTTTAGCTTGTTTAGCGCTGGTGGCCATAACTTCTTTTTTCTCTGGATGCTCTGTTTTAGTCCAAAAACGAAACAAGAACATAGGTAACATTACTCCTGTATTTATGTCAGGTTTCGGTAAATCAGCTATTGCAGTAGAATGTAAAATGGTCATCTTATAATTCCTCTGTTTTTGGGGTACAAAAATTTGTCATTTCACCTTCTCCGTAAGCCAACCAGTTACGATCAATACCTAATGCTTTGGCTATTACGCTAGTGCGACACACCCCTGATACCTTTCCGTTTATCACCTGACTAATTGTGCTTTGCGATACGCCTATTTTTTTTGCTAACTCCACCTGAGTCATTCCGGAGTACGTAAGAGCCAAGCGCAGACGTGCGGAGAATGAGTTTTGGTGTGATATCTCGGACTTATCAATTTTGGTTACTTCATTTGTTTTGTTTGCAAATCCTAAAGAAGCCTTAGCTGAATATTGTTTTGCAAGATCAATTATGGCAATCCCCATCTCGCTTATCTCATCATTTGCAGTACTGGATAATAGAAGTCCTGCTTCCAACATGATTTCTATGTTATTCAAGGCGTCATAAGGGTTTAATGGGAAACCTAAAAAATTGTTCATGTTATCCTCTATCTTTATCGCTTTACCGATTTTTAGGATATCATTTTTTTATAACGTGTCAATCGGTTTTCCGATTTTTTTTATTTTTAGTATAAAGATGAAGTATCTGAGAGTTTGGTTAGTTTTAGACAACAAAAAACCCACCGGAGTGGGTTTAATTTATGAGGTTTCTTTTGCTTCTTTTTTTTCTGGTGTGTCAGCAGCTATTTTCCAATAATCTTCTATTTTATAAATCCCCATCTCAATGCCAACACAGATATTATATCTATCTTTTGCTTTATCTCTTAATTCTTTGCAGATACTCTTATCTTTCATTCCGTTACGTAACTTACGTTTTTTCAGTTTTAACCATAACTTAAACCTTAACTTCTGAGGATCTAAAGATATTAATGCCGTTATAAAAGTGAACAGCTCACTGAGAAAAACAGAAACAAATGGTATACATGCAATGAAGATATCTTTAAGATCTTGGCTAATGTCTAAGGGTCCTATTAGGTGTATTAAAAAAACTCCCGCTCCACCTCCGCCTGCGACACCTACAACTTTATTACCGGATCCAGTTAATTCATTTCCCATGAGTTATATTCCCATGAGATTTTTTTTCAGCTATATCATCAATAAGAGATAGGAACTCATCATCTCTTTTTAAGTAAATCACTTTCTCTTGTGTTGCTCCATTTTCGTCATGGTAAGTGATTGTCACCTTCTCTTTACTGAAAATAAAGTAAATTAAAATTCTTAGAATCAACCTGATGGAATAAAGTATGGCTGGAGCCATCAACATAATTCCAATTATTCCAATAATGCTATCTTGCATGGTTAACCCCTAAAGCTTGCAATTACTTCTTACCTAATTGCCTTCCAACCTTTTGAACAACATAGCTTGATCTCTTACTTACTGAGTCTGATATTGTTATTTTCTTCATCTTAACAACAAATAGCTCACCAAAAATACTCGGAGCATCAGGCTGAGTTAATTTTAAAATGAACTCATCATCGTCCATTTTAACTTGGTATGGTTTGTCATTAATTATTACATTCCATCCTGATTTCTTCTGAATATTTGCAGATACGAAAGTAAGAGTGGTCTCAATATCTTCTTCACTTTTTTCTGTCTCAAAGATAGTTTTCGGTGATTTAAAGCTTTCAGCTTCATCTTTAGTTATTTTTAAGTCAGGTGTTGTTTTTTTTGTTTTACCTTCGCTAACCTCAAAACTATTGACACCAGGATGCAGCAAAGGTTTATGTATGAATGAATCTATAGCTTTACGTATGCTAGGTGAGCTTACAATTTTTTCTACGTCTGAAGAGCACTCAATCTCTTCACCATCAACAAGCAACTTAACATCACCAGTGGTGCTATTTTTTTCTATGATATCGACTTTTCTTCCCTTTAGTCTTTGCAGTACATCGATTACCGTTTTCTCGCCAACTATAAGATTAGCTGTATTTAGTCCAATGATTTTTAAAACATCTTTTGTGCTTTCTGTGCCTCTTTTTATCGATAACTTAAAACCAAAAGACCCAGCTATTAGCCCTGCATCAACATCAACATAAAATTCGCTTTTACCATTTAAAATAGTGTTCGCTTCATAAATGGCGTTACCTAATCCTTGTAAACTTTCAGCAAAGAAAAGTATATCCATTTTGTGATCTTTTAATGCTTCACCATCATAGACTATGTTTATAATTTGCTCACCAGATGCCATTTTTATTCCATCCATATAGAAAAATAGAAAAATAGAAAATTTGGATTATTTTATTAAATTAATAAATATTATACATCTGGAAATAAAAACACTGGTTTTATAAACACAAGCTATAAAAGTAACCACATAAGAATAACTATATATAAAAACAGTATGTCTTGTTTTTTTTAGTGGCTCAAGAGAAGTCTTGTAAAGATTCTTTTAGTTATTCGTCTATCTTCGGACAAGATTGAAATTACCGCTTTCAGAAAACAACAAAGGGCTGGAATGCCCTGAGTTTGAGAAATATAAATTATTCAAAGGAATTTATGCGAAACGTCGCAATTTCATTGGCCAGCTAACTATTACCTTCCCGTCAATAAAAAGTTGATCTTCTTCTGTTTCGTCTATTTGCCATTCCTTGTAAGCAGGATTGTCTGATAATACAACAAGGTGGTTTTTTATTTTTTGGAGTCTTTTAATGTGTGAAGAATTTCCAAAAGTGAATGCATACACGCCGTCTCCCTCGAACTTTTTTACTGTGATATCAATAAAAACTAAATCTTCAGGATCTATGGTTCCTAGCATACTATCACCTTGCGCATTTATTGCTTTTACTGATGATGAAGGCCTTCCTCCAAAAGTGCTTAATGCGAATTCTGGTTCTAAAGATATAGAGCGTATTATATCTGGGAAATCGGAGTTGTAGCTCCCAGGCCCACAACTATATGCTATATCCATTAAATCAACAGTATATGAATCTTTGGTTACATGGTTATGTTCATAAGTATTAGTTAACTGCTCTATAGAATACTGCTCGCTAGAAATCATAGGCCCCTCTCCAGAAGCTAACCATTCGGCACTCACTCCTAATACCTTTGCTATCTCAACTGTCTTTCTAGATCCAGACGCTTTGTTGAGTAATTGATTTATGCTCGACTGGGCCATACCTACAGCCTTGGCTAACGCGCCCTGTGTGTATCCTGCATTTTTCATTGCAACATTTAGCCTATCTGAAAAGCTCATTTTTACCCCCTTCATGATTTTAATATATTTTATCGCTTTCCCGATAATTATTCAATGGAATATAGGCCTATCTATAGACAAACGCTTTACCGATTTGTATTATAGGTTTAATAGGAGAACCGATAATGAAAAATAAAGCAATAGAGAAAGCGATCTCAATCGTTGGTAGTCAACAACTCTTGGCGAAGAGATGTGGACGTTCTCAGCCTACGGTTTGTGATTGGTTGTATGGAAAAAACAAGGTACCAGTTGAGTGCGTCCTAAGAATTGTTTTTGCAACAGATGGTGCAGTAAAAGCTCACGAAATTCGCCCCGATTTACCTGACTTATTTCCGCATCCTGAAGGTAACTCTCATGCACCAAATCAACATGCCGATGCCTGATCACTACTTTCCTGATGATGCTAAGTGGATTCAGGAGCAACTCATGAAGTTAAGCCCAAGTATGAGGCAGAAGGCATTAGTTAAATATTCAGAAGTGTATCAAACGGAATGGGAACGAGAACAAGTTCCCTACCGTAAAGACAATAAAGCTCGTCATGAAGCTAACGTCAGATTAAGAGAATTCATAAAGCGTTATCAGAGAGCAATGCAAGGGTACACAGCAAAGCCGTTATCGATTTAGTAGTAATTAAATTTAGGAGGTATTGGGAGTTAAGACGTTTAGCCGTCTAGATTGTTTTCTGGGGAAGAGGGGGAAACTTTCTAGGGGGGAAAGGGGGGTGATCTTTGAAAAGGGTGTTAGGGAAGGCACAGCCAAGGGAATGAGTAGATCTTAAATATAGATCTCTATAGGAGTTAAAAAGCCAACAGCCGTTTAGACGTCCAAAGAAATAAAAATAAATCCCTTCCTTTGGCAGTGCTAATTATCAGATGAGGAAACCGATGTTAACAATCACACCAAATTTTGCACAGGAACGCGGATTGACGATGTTACGTCAGGCATGGAAGCAAAATAGAACATTCATGATTTATAGCCCAACCGGAAGCGGGAAAACGGCATTAGCTGCGTTTATTACTGATGGACATGTTCAGCGTGGAATGAGAGTGATGTTTCTTGTTCCTTATACAATTTTGATTGATCAAACAGCCAGTCGTTTTATTGAGTATGGCTTGCCAGCCGAAGAGATTAGCTATGTATGGCGTGATCATCCTAATTACGATCCGACTCGTTTTATTCAGATAGCGTCAGCAGATACGATTATTCGTAGAGATTTTCCAGACAACATTGATTTACTCATTATCGATGAGGCGCATTTACGCCGTAAGAAAATATTAGAAGTGATCAGTGAAAGTGAATTCAAGGTAATTGGTTTGTCCGGTACGCCTTTTGCGCCATTTCTTGGTCATTACTACGAGACATTGATTAAGCCCACCACGATGAAAGAGCTGATCAAGCGTGGTGATTTAAGTTCATACGAGTTCTATGCACCGACTAAACCCGATTTATCAAAAGTGAAATCGTCCAGCAACGCTGAGTTCGGTAGTGATTACAAAGAAGCTGAAATTGCTGAAATTATGAGTGGTGCTGATTTGGTGGGGGATATTGTTGATAACTGGTTGGTGAATGGTCGAAACCTACCTACGATTTGCTTTTGCGTTACAGTCAGTCATGCCAATTTTGTCACCGTCGAGTTTAACCGTGCAGGTGTGAATGCTGAGGTGATTACTGCAGATACGCCACATGATGAGCGTCAGATCATTATTCATCGGTTTGAGCAAGGCGCGACTAAGATACTTGTGAGCGTGGGAACATTGATTGCCGGCTTTGATAGTGATGTTCGTTGCATTATTTATGCCCGTCCAACTAAATCAGAAATTCGTTGGTGTCAGGCTATTGGAAGGGGATTGCGTACCGCACCAGGGAAAGAAACTTGCCTTATTTTCGATCACTCCGGTTCTGTTCACCGCTTAGGTTATCCCGATGACATTGAATATAACGAACTGCCCACCAAAAATGACGGCATGAATGAATCTTCGTCTAGCCGAGAGCAAGAAAAACGAGAGAAAAAACCGAAGGAATGCCCATCTTGTCACTACATGAAGCCGGCAGGTGTTTATGTTTGCCCTAAATGTGGGTTTAAACCTTTAGTGGGTGAAGATATCGAAGTTGATACTAGCCGAAACATCAAAAAGCTAAATAAAAAAGAGCGCACTTACACCCGAGAAGATAAACAAAGCTGGTGGTCCCAATTGAAATACTACCAGAATCAACGTGCGACACAAGGTAAGCCGATCAGTGACGGCTGGGTTGCTAACACCTTCAAAGATAAATTTGGCGTATGGCCACAAGGTTTCCATAACACACCACAAGAAATCACTCCCGAAGTGAGCAATTTCATTAAATATAAACAAATCGCCTTTGCTAAGTCTCGCAAGAAGGCGCAAGTCAATATTCAAAATTTACGCACCCAAATTAACCACCAGCCACAACAAGGAGGTTTACTGTGAATACGATTGATGCCGTAAAAGGTCTATGGGCAAAAATATTTGCACATTATGGGTTACCTCCTATAACAGGGCGTAAACACTTTAAAGGGAAATGCCCTATCTGTGGTCAAAAAGGAAAATTTCGTATTGATGATAAAGACGGGAGAGGAACTTATATCTGTACGTGTGGTTCGGGGAATGGATTTCAATTACTGGAAAGAACACAAGGTAAAGACTTTAAAACACTAGCAGATGAAATTGATGTATTGATTGGTAATCACCGAGAAAAAGAAATACTGACAACAAAAGAAAAACCAAAAGGGAATTTATTTCAACGTATCACAGGCTGTTATTCCAAACTACCTATGCTGAAAAATACACCTGCCATGCAGTATTTACAGAACCGAGGTATTTTTGAATTACCAGCGGATAATGTTCGTTATTGTGATCATCAACCCGTTCGTAATAGTTCTGATAAATTTCAAGCTATTTGGTCATTAGCGACAGATGCAAAAGGGCAACTTTGTTATTTACACAGAACATATTTACAAGGAGATAAAAAAGCGCCCCTTGATATTGTGAAGAAAATGACCGCAGTGCAGGAAGATAACTATTTAGAGTATGCAGAGTCCGTTGCGATAAGAATGTTTCCTGTCGATACCACACTTGGTATCGCTGAAGGTATCGAGACAGCACTTTCCTGTAAACAACTTTATGGTGTCAATACTTGGTCGGTCATCAATACTAACTTCATGAAAAAATTCAAAGCACCAAAAGGTGTTACCCACCTTGTTATCTTTACAGATATGGATTGGAATGCGGCAGGTCATGCGGCCGCTATGGAGTGTGCACATAAAAATCTACTTTCTAATAATGATGTAGAAATGGTCAGTGTGAGATGGCCTGATAATGGTGATTTTAACGATATGTTAACAGAAGCCTGTGAAGTAAGAGAATTGGTATTTTCAAGACAACATAAGGAAGTGGCGTAATGCGTGATATTCAGCAGGTATTAGAACGATGGGGCGCTTGGTCGGCAGATAATACAGAATTGGTTCAATGGTATTCAGTTGCTGCGGGGTTTAGTGGATTAATACCAAGCAAGGTTAAAGCTCGTCCCCAATGCTGTGAAGATGATGCAATGATTATTTCTAGTTGCATGGCGCAATTGAATAAAAAGAATAGTGATATGCATGACTTACTGCTTGATTATTATTTATTCGGAATGACATTTATGCAACTAGCTAACAAGCACAACTGTTCTGATGGACACATAGGTAAAAAATTACAAAAAGCAGAAGGAATAATAGAAGGTATGTTAATGATGCTAGATGTCTCATTAGAGATGGATCGATACGTAGAAAAAATTACATAAAGCTTTACGTACGTAAAAATGATGATATTGTGATAAGGCTGACATCAAGGTCAACCAGCTTATGAACCTCGCTTTTTGCGGGGTTTTGTTTTTTTTAAAATATATTTATAATTATTAATTAAAAAATTTGTTGGAAATTTTTCGTTTTCATTGATTGTTTGTTTATATTTAAGATGAAATTTATTGTTATCCTATAAGAATAAACCTGCAGTGTTTAACTAATAATTAAAATAATAAACAGGTATTCTTATCTCTACTATACTCATAATATTCAATTTATAGAGCGAGTATATATAATGATTGATTTGTTTAAGTTAACGAAAAAAAGTTCTAGGCATATTGGTATAGCAATATATGTTGGTATTATAGCGGGTATCTTTTCAGCTTTAGTTAAATCTGGTTTTGAAGACCTAATTCCCCCGAGAACACTTGAAACGACACCCCCGCCAGTCGTCTTACTCGAAAAGCTTGGATTAAATATAGATACTATGACTTATCATTGGATGGGATATAGTATTAATTGGGGCGGTAATGGTGTTCATATATTATTCTCAATAGTTATCGCTGTGACATATTGTGTTATTGCTGAATTCTTGCCAAAGGTTAAATTATTACACGGTATTTGTTTTGGTATTGGCGTTTCTGTTTTTGCTCATGGTTTAGTCGTACCTCTACTAGGATTGTCTGGCTGGCTTTGGACAGCAGGTTATCAAGCATTAATTTCTGAGTTTGTTGGAACCGCTTTTTGGATCTGGTCAATTGAAGCGATTAGACAAAATTTGCGTTATTGTTTAACTAAAGAAAATGATGCTGAGTAGATAAGGAAGTTCAACCTTAATCTGTTATAAATTTCTTAAAGATCGCTTAGGCGGTCTTTTTTCGTATAAGAGAGGTAGTCATGAAGGTCATTATTGAAAATGCAGGTAGCGTCATTTGGTATCGTGATGATAGTAAAAAAGAAGGAATGGCATCGAGAGGGTATATAAAGGACGGGACACAGAAGAAAATCATCACCGCCCTTGAGAGTGCCTTAGTTCAAGCCAAAGCAGAGTTACAATTATCTCAGGATGTTGATTGAGTACCTGATATTAGCGCGGTGTCCTGCTGGTAATGCTAGTACTACATTCCAGTAACCATTATGAGGGACTGTAATATTAGCTGGAAATCTTTTATAAAAACCTCCGTAATATTTTGCTTGTCGTCCATTCTTATAGTTATTGAATTGAGTATCATCCATAACAATTACATTAATCTGATGGCTGCATTGTACAGAGATAACATCACCATGATCTGCATGTTCTCTGGCATGGATAAATGACATAAAAACTCCTGTATAAATAACAGGTCTTTACACAGATCACCATGTAAATTAGACTAAGAAAGTGATCATATGTAACACCTTATAGTTGTGTTATGCCTTTTTGTAGCTCGATACTACATAGAGGCGGTTCTACATCTAGTGCGTTCCCTTCCACAAGAACACAAGATATTCGGTCATTATATCTGACTGAGTAAAAAAAGATCAATAAAATGATCAACTTATGATCATTCCAAGAAACCCTGCCATTTGGTGGGGTTTTTTTGTATGTGCGGACCACTGTATCAATCATAAACTAATCACTTCACACAATACTGTGTGCCTGTATTCCTTTAACTAAACTCGGACACTCCGTAGGGGGTGTATATGCGCATGGACAAATTAACCAATGCTACCTACGGAACGGCTGGCTTAACTGCCTTTTTTGCAAGTCTCTCACTTTATGAATGGGGCTTTGTAATAGGGATGGGATTTAGCATGCTTCTTGGATTAGCAACTTATCTGATGACACGGCGAGAACAGCGAAAACGAACAGCATTATTTGCTGAATTGGTTCATCGAAATTGTTCTAGTGATCCGCGAGAAATCGAAAAAATAGTCGGTGAGATGCTGACTAAAGCTAAAAAGGACATCTAATGAACCTAAAACAAAAAGTGACAGCTGTTGCGAGTGCTGGTGCGGTAAGTATTGCACTAACAGTGATTGGTTATTTTGAGGGTGTGCGTTATGAACCTTACCGCGATGTTGCTGGAATTCTGACGGTTTGTTATGGACACACTGGAAATGACATCATTCAAGGTAAGACCTATACACAACAAGAGTGTGATGAATTGCTGCAGAAAGACTTTATCAGAACGCAACAGCAAGTCGATATCCTGGTTAAAGTGCCGGTCGATGATAAAACAAAAGCTTCTCTATATTCCTTTGCCTTTAATGTCGGTACCACAGCTTTTGCACGTTCTACATTGCTTAAAAAATTAAATGCAGGTGATCAGAATGGTGCTTGTGAAGAAATGAAACGCTGGGTTTATGCTGGTGGAAAAGTATGGAGAGGGTTAGTCAGTCGTAGAGAGGCGGAGTCAGCATTATGCAATGGAAGCCTTTAATCATCATCGTCGGTTTTATCCTTACATTACTCATCTCGGTTGCTGGTGGCATTTATCTCTCAATTGATAATTCATGTGTTAATGATAAAGCCAGTTTAGACAAACGCTGTCAGGTAGCTCTCTCACATCATCGGTACTAATTATGAAACACTGGAAACTTTACATTGTCGTTGTGATGGTGGGGATTGTTGCTGGTGGTTGCGCGCTGATTAATGCACAAGCGAAAAGAATTAACACGCTGACAGAAAACAATAAAGAACTGACTACCGCACTCAAAGAGCAGAAGGATATCAATACTGACTATCAAGTGCGCATAGAGCGACTAAATCAACTTGATACAAGACACACACAGGAGCTTGTTAATGCAAAGAATGAAATCAACACTCTTCGTGATGCTGTTAGCTCTAGTTCTAAGCGGGTGTATGTCAAAGCCGAGTGTCCAGCAGTCACCAAAAATCCCACCGAAAGCGGAAGCAATGAAGCCACCGCACGACTTAACAAAGCAGTTGAACAAGATTATCTACGTATCAGAGAAATGATAGTCGAGAACGAACAGCAAACTTTGTATTTGCAGAATTACATCAACACTGAATGCCTCGCTCAATAGCGGGCTTTTTAATGGAGAAATATCATGGCAGCACAAGGTTTCGATAACCCAACTCAATTCCGTGAAGAACTGGATAAAAGCATTCCAAAAGAATAAAAAAAGCCCAGCATGGGTGCATGGGCAATACTATCAAGATGTAATTAGATACAAACATAGTGAATTTTTTATTATTACTTAAGTAGGTATATTCACTAGTAGATTATTCTTAGTTATCTAATTTTGATTGGTGTAATGGATACAAAATAAAAATAACCCTGTGGGTATGGGATCCACCGGGTGGCTGAAATAAAGCAAATATATAACAGTGATAATCATACTATTATTTTACCATTACGCAATAAGAAGCGCCGCGTTGTCGCTGTCTCCTATGTTAGCCATAACCTGTTTTATTCTCAGCAGATAGCGCATAGTGAGAGTCAAAAACAATGAATACCGCCATTTTGTTATTTTTCGGTCATTATCAGCAACGTCAGCTGTAGGTAGAAGAAACGGCGTGACCATGGAGAGACATAATTAATTCTACAAACGTCATTCATTGAGTGGCGTTGATAGAGTTTATATAGATAGCCATCAGTTAATCGCTGGTGGCTTTTTTATTGGAGAGGACCATGACAGATAAAAAAGAGATAAGCGAGTTGATCTACAAAGTCTCAGTAGATACCTCAGACCTAGATAAGTTAGAAGAACAACTCACTCGCATTAAACAACTGATGCAAGATGTAGGTATGAATCCTAAATCAATCCCTCAATTTTCCTATCCGCACGCTGGTAAGTTTTTTATTAAAGATGCCTTTATTAATTCTGCTGAATTCAAAGGGGTGCTTGTTAGTAATAAGTCAGAGCAGAGCGTTAATGCTCAACTAGCAGATTTACGTATGCGAGCGGATCGACAAGATAATGATATAGCTCAACTCATTAGATTAAGACAGGCAGATCAACAGGCATGGTCTGACGCTATTAATCGAACATGGTGCAGTCAGAAGTAAAGGTGAGAATCCCCTCTTTAAAATGGCAGAAATTTGCCCTTTAGATTACAGGAGATCACATGCCACCTCGCATACCTCGCGCATGTCGTAAACAAGGATGCGCCAAGACAACAACAGAACGTAACGGCTACTGTGCAGATCATCAAAACCTAGGATGGGAGTCCCACCAGCGCGGTAAGTCTCGTCATCAACGTGGTTATGGTGCCAAGTGGGATAAACTGCGAGTGCGTATACTCAAGCGTGATAAGTATTTGTGCCAAGAATGCCTGAGGTCAGGACGTGCCACTGAAGCAAAAACAGTTGACCATATCATTGCTAAGGCACATGGGGGTACAGATGCAGAAGATAACTTGCAAAGCCTATGCTGGCCTTGTCACAGAGCTAAGACAGCAAAGGAGAGAACGTTATGACTCAAGATGAACAAACCTTACTTATGTTTAAAGGAATAGTTGCTGAACTACCAGAACAAAGCAGAGCTAAGGTTGAACATTGTATTGCTGAAATAAACAAGTTGCTTGCGGAATATCCTGATGGTGAAGCATTGCTTGCTGTGGGCTATATCGGTGCCGAACAGCAGATGAAAGGTAATATTGGTCAAGGATAACAGTACCATTCCTCATAGGGGAGGGGCGGGTCAAATCCCTACCACTCTCGCCTTATAGGACCGCCCCCTTACCTCTTTTCACATCACCGCAGGTTAGAAAACTTTTTTTGGGAACCCCAAAGTGATATTTAATAGGAGAAAACTATCATGTCTGGACCACCTAAAACCCCAACACACCTACGTTTAGTTAGGGGGAACCCATCAAAACGACCGATTAATAAAAAAGAACCAAAACCTCCCAAAGGGGTACCCCCAACTCCGAAGCATTTTTCTAAACAAGAAAAATATTGGTTTAAGCGTATGGCTGAGGAGTTAGATCAAGTTGGCGTAATTACTCACCTTGATGGAATGGCCTTGGAATTAATGATTGGAGCATATGTTGAATGGCGCCATCATCGAGATGTGATTGCTGAAGTTGGTGAGTCTTATAAAACTACGACAAGTACAGGTGATATTATTATTCGAGCGCATCCACAAGTAGCGATGAGGGATAGAGCATTTAATAACATTTGTAAAATGATGTCAGAATTTGGTATGACTCCCGCTTCTCGAGCAAAAGTCAGTATTGATAAGCAAGCCGAAGAAGATCCTTTCGAGGCATTTTTGAAAAAGCGCAAATGATGAATGGCAATCGTAGCAGATGGAATTCAGTACGCCGAACAGGTAGTGACTGGAGAAATTGTTGCGTGCGAACTGGTACGTTTAGCGTGCCAACGGTTTTTGAATGATTTAGAGCATGGGCCTGAGCGTGGCATCTATTTCATTGAAGATCGCGCACAGCACATACTCGATTTTTACAGTTTTATTCCTCATGTCAAAGGAGCATTAGCCGGTAAACCCATTGATTTAATGCCTTGGCATATTTTTATCTTAATTAATATTTTTGGCTTTGTTATTCCGTTAATTGATGAACAAACGGGCAAAGAAGTTGTGGATGAAGACGGTGATATTGTCTTTGTTCGTCGTTTTCGCACAGCTTATAACGAAGTTGCACGTAAAAATGCAAAATCCACATTGTCATCAGGTATTGGGCTGTATATGACCGGTGCTGATGGTGAGGGCGGTGCCGAAGTTTACTCTGCAGCAACGACACGTGATCAGGCTCGTATCGTATTTGAAGATGCGAAGAACATGCTGAAAAAGTCCAAAGCGACATTGGGACGTTTATTTGAGTTTAATAAACTCGCTATCTATCAAGAAAGAACTGCCTCTAAGTTTGAACCGCTTTCCAGTGATGCCAACAACCTTGATGGTTTAAATATTCACTGTGGCATTGTTGATGAACTGCATGCACACAAAACTCGTGATGTGTGGGATGTATTAGAAACTGCTACCGGTGCGCGTCTGCAGTCTCTTCTTTTTGGGATCACCACGGCGGGGTTTAATAAAGAGGGGATTTGTTACGAATTACGGGATTACGGTATTAAAGTGCTTCGTGGCCAAGTGGATGATGATTCGTTTTTCGCCATTATTTATACCTTAGATAAAGACGATGATCCCTTTGATGAAACCGTGTGGCAAAAAGCGAATCCGGGGCTGGGGGTTTGTAAGCGCTGGGATGATTTACGCCGTTTAGCCAAGAAAGCCAAAGAGCAGGTTTCGGCACGGATTAACTTCTTCACTAAACACATGAATATTTGGGTTACGGCTGAATCTTCATGGATGGATATGATGAAGTGGGATGATGCGCCTCAATTAGCCCCTAAACAAGAATTACAAACTTATCCGTTATGGGTCGGCGTTGACCTTGCCAATAAAATTGATATTTGTGCGGCTGCTAAAGTGTGGAAACAGCCCGACAACGGTCATGTTCATGCTGATTTTAAGTTTTGGTTACCTGAAGACCGGCTTGAGCGTTGTTCTAAACAAATGGCGGAGCTTTACCGTAAATGGGCTGATATGGGATATCTCACATTAACTGATGGTGAAGTTGTCGATCATGCTCAAATTAAAGAAGAAATTATTGAATGGGTGACGGGTGAGAACTTAAATGAACTGGGTTTTGACCCGTGGAGTGCGACACAATTTAGTTTGTCACTCGCTGAAGAAGGGCTACCTCTTGTTGAGGTTGCTCAAACGGTTCGTAACTTTTCCGAATCCATGAAAGAGATTGAAGCACTGGTTTACGCAGGTAAGTTTCATCATAGCCAACACCCTGTTATGAACTGGATGATGTCGAACGTCACGGTTAAACCAGACAAAAACGACAATATTTTCCCTAATAAATCTACACCCGAGGCAAAAATTGACGGCCCTGTTGCACTATTTACAGGCATGAGTCGATTATTGGTGAATGGTGGCAGTGGTGGTGACTTCCTTTCCTCTTTAGATCCTAACGAAGACCTTTTATTCCTATGAAAAACTTATTACTTGATATTACTGCATTGGCTGGTGTTAGTGCGGTTATGGCGGGGTGTTACCTAAAATATGGCGTTGCTAACACGCTGATTGTTGGGGGATGCATTGCAATAATCTATGCCTTGGTGGTAGCCATGAGGGGGAACCGTGCTAATTGATGCTTTGTTTCGCAACGACTCACCCAGTTTAGAAAACCCTGAAACACCTATTACGGCAGACTCCATTGATAATGACGGATTATTTACGGCAGATGTGTATGTTAGCCCTGAAACGTCAATGAAGTTGGCAGCAGTTTACGCTTGTATTTATGTGCTTTCTTCGTCTATCGCTCAGATGCCCTTACACGTAATGAGAAAGGTGGGAAATCGCGTCGATACAGCACGTGATCATCCTGTTTTTTATCTTGTTCATGATGAACCTAACGAGTGGCAAACCAGCTATAAATGGCGCGAAACAAAAGAGCGCCATGTATTGGGTTGGGGAAACGGTTATACCCAAGTTATCCGTAATCGAAAAGGTGAGGTGACAAACCTAGAAGCTTGTATGCCGTGGGAAACCACACTGCTGAATACCGGTGGTCGATACACTTACGGTGTTTATAACGAATTGGGGAATTTTGCCATTAGTCCTGATGACATGATCCATATTCGAGCGTTGGGGAACAATCAGCGTATGGGGTTAAGTCCCATTGCTCAGCATGCAGAAACTATCGGTATGGGGATGAGCGGACAGAAATATACTAGCTCCTTCTTTGGGGGAAATGCTCGTCCTGCGGGGATTGTGTCAGTAAAAGGTGACATACAGCCAGCAGGCTGGGAACGACTGAAAGATATGTGGCAAAAAGCTTCTCGAATGTTACGAAGCCAAGAAAATAAAACCATGCTTTTACCTGCAGAACTGGATTACAAGGCGTTAACGGTTTCGCCTGTTGATGCTCAATTGATTGATATGCTGAAACTTAATCGCTCAATGATTGCAGGGATCTTCAATGTGCCGGCTCACATGATTAACGACCTCGAAAAAGCCACTTTCTCAAACATCTCAGAGCAATCCATCCAGTTTGTACGACATACCATCATGCCATGGGTAGTGAACTGGGAGCAGGAATTAAATCGACGCTTGTTTACTCGACAAGAACGAACGGCTGGCTTTTATGTGCGATTTAATTTAGCGGGATTACTACGTGGAACACCAAAAGAACGAGCCGATTTCTATCATTTTGCTATTACAGATGGTTGGATGAGTCGTAATGAAGCACGTGCCTTTGAGGATATGAATCCTGTTGATGGCCTTGATGAAATGTTGGTGAGCGTCAATGCCACCCAGTCTGCGGGGAAAAAGACAGAAGAACAAAAAGGGGATAACGATGAGCAGTGAAAAAGAAACACGATGTTATGTCGGTGAGGTTCGGGCTGAAGTAGGAGAGGAAAATAAACCGACACATATCGTGGGTTTAGGCTCCGTTTTCGACTCCCGATCCGAACTAATTTATGGATTCCGTGAAATTATAAAACCAGGGGCATTTGATGATGTTCTTAATGATGATGTTCGTGGCTTATTTAATCATGATCCCAACTATATTTTAGGCAGAACAACAGCAGGAACCTTGTCGCTTAGCGTCAATGAGCGTGGGCTTGTTTACGACATAACAGCACCTGAGACACAAACTATTCGTGATTTAGTGCTGGCGCCCATGAAACGTGGCGATATCAATCAAAGTTCCTTTGCCTTTCGTGTCGCGCGGGATGGTGAAGAGTGGTACCAAGATGAAGAAGGTGTCGTTATTCGTGAAATAACACGATTTTCTCGACTCTATGATGTCAGTCCTGTCACTTATCCAGCGTATCAAGATGCAGACTCTGCGGTTCGCTCAATGAATGCATGGAAAGAAGCCAGAGACAGTGGCGATCTTCAAAAAGCAATTAATCAAAAATTGGCGCGTGAGCGTCTTATGACTTTACTCAATGCATAAGGTAATACTATGACTATGAAGCTTCATGAATTAAAACAAAAACGTAACACTATCGCGATTGATATGCGCGCCATTCACGAAAAAGTGGGTGATGGTGTAATGACCGAGGAGCAACGCACTCAATGGAATAAAGCGCAAACTGAACTTGAAAATTTAGATGCTCAGATTCAGCGTGAAGAGCAACTACGCTCATTAGATCAAGATTTGGTTGATGACAAAGAGAAAGAACAGCGTGGACAACAACCGAATAACCCTGAAACAGAGCAAGCAGAGCGTCGTAATCAAGCGTTTGATCGCTTCCTGCGTTGTGGTTTCGGTGAACTCACTGCAGAAGAACGCCAAGCGGTCAAAGAACTTCGTGCACAGGGTACTTCGCCCGATGAGAAAGGTGGCTATACCGTTCCTACTCAGATGTTGAATAAAATTGTTGATAAAATGAAGGCCTATGGCGGTATTGCAAGTGTGGCTCAAATCTTACCAACGTCAAACGGTCAAGATATTACTTGGTCAACATCAGACGGTACCGATGAAGAAGGGGAATTACTGGGCGAAAACACCGCAGCAGGTGAACAAGATGTTGAGTTTGGAACTGCCATTTTAGGGGCTAAAAAACTTACATCAAAAATTATTCGCGTTTCCAACGAATTATTGCAAGACAGTGGTGTAGATATTCAAGCCTATTTGGCTTCGCGCATTGCCCAACGTATTGGTCGTGGTGAAGCGAAATATCTGATAAAAGGTACCGGAAAAGGCTCCCCTTTACAGCCTAACGGATTAGAAACAGCGGTGACTAGCACAGTTGATGTAGCCGGCGCCTCACTAAGTTGGAAAGATATCACCGAGTTAGAACATGCGATAGACCCTGCATACCGTAATAGCCCTAAATTCCGTCTTGCTTTTAATGATGATACGTTGAAAAGCTTAAAGTTAATGGAAGATGCGCAAAAACGCCCTTTATGGCTTCCGTCTATTTCGGGTGTCGCACCAGCTCAAATTTTAGGTATGCAATATGTTGTTGATCAGGCGATCGACAAAATGGAAGCGGGTAAAAAATTCATCTTCTGTGGTGACTTTGACCGCTTCATTTTACGCCGAGTAACTTACATGACATTGAAGCGTTTAGTTGAACGTTACGCAGAATATGATCAGACAGCTTTCTTAGCTTTCCATCGCTTCGATTGTGTGCTTGAAGATACTTCTGCTATTAAGGCATTAGTAGGTAAAGGTGCCAGTAGCACGAAACAAGCATTAGCAAGTGATAAAACAGTCACCGCTTAATTGCGGTTTTTTTGTGCCTGCGATCTGGGTGATCGCAGGTATTGGGGGATTTATGCCACTACCCACACTGGAAAAGTTAAAGCAACAATGCCGGCTAGATGAAGATAATACCTTCGAAGATGAACTGCTAAAAACTTATCTGATGGCGGCAAAACAACGAGCTGAAGGATATATCAATCGACATCTTTATGAAGGAAATATACCAGAGGAAGATCCTGACGGTTTATTAATCACTGATGATATTGAATTGGCTCTTATGCTGGCCGTTGGTAATTTCTATGAAAATAGAGAAACAGCCATATTACCAGCGGGATTTAAATTACTGCTCGACCCCTATCGTCATATTAATTTGTGAGGAATGATGAAAGCCGGTGAACTCAACAAACGTATTTCCCTTTCTCACTATGTTACAGAACGTGATGATTTAGGGAGTGAAAAAGTCGTTTCAAAAAAAGTGGCTGAGGTATGGGCTAAAGCCGAATCGATGTCGAACCGTAAGATCCGTACCGCAGACCAAGATCAGGTAATTGAAACCTATCATTTCACTATTCGCCCTCGTTATGATGTTGATATGGGGTGGCTGGTGGGCTATCAGGGGCGACTATTTACTGTACGCGCTGTTGACCGAAATCAGGCTGATAGAACCATTATTACCACGGAGGCGAATATACAACATGATAGAAGTTGATATTAAAGCTGATCTGGAACGTATTACGGGATTGTTAGCTTATCCGTTAAAACTCCCATCCGATAAATTAGAGGGGGTTATCTATCAACGAATTAGCGACCCCAAGATAGACGCTGGATTAGCCCACACCTCACTTGTTCAAGCCCGTTTTCAAATCGTTATTCAAATACCTGATGATTATCCCAAAGCGCTGATGCTTGAATTTAAACTTTGTCGCGAATGGGAGTCTGTTGTGCATGGTTATATTGGAAATTATCCCATACAAACCGTTCAGCGAGGTAACTTTCAGCAGGACATGATCGAACAAACGGAAAATCGCAAAATTTATCGTATTTATCGTGATTTCATTATCACCTATCCCGAGGACGCATCATGAACATCACCATGAAAGTTGAGGGATTACGGGAATTAGGAGAGGTATTACAGCGATTAGAGAAAGATGTCCAAATTAAGATCCTCCGTCAATCAGGAAAATCAGCTATGGTGCCTGTTTTAGAGGATATGAAAACACATGCAGGGTTTGATGAAACAGTAGCAAGCGAACATATGCGTGACAGCATAAAAATACGCTCTTCACGCAGTAAAAAAACAAAAGGAGCGGTTTTAATTACCGTAGGACCCACCAAAAAACACTATATGAAAGCGAGAGCGCAGGAATTTGGCACCATTAAGCAAATCGCCCATCCATTTATTCGCCCAGCTTTGGATTACAACAAACAAGCGGTACTCAAAATTCTCGTTTCTGAAATCAGAGACGCACTCAGACAATTTAAATAAACCTATTCTAGGAGCTTAAATTATGGCAGTTCAAAAAACATCGCCAGAATACGCCATGCTACCGGCAGGCACTATTGTTAAATTTGGTAAAGTGGGTGACACCGCCGAGCAAATGAAGCCACTCATTAACTGTAAGTCACTAGGTGCCACCGGTCAATCAGGTAGCTTTGTTGATGTCACCGTTTTAATTGATAAAAACAAGCAATTTATTTCTGACTTACCAGAAGGGCCTGAAAAGTCGTTAGGCTTTATTGATGATCCAGAAAATGAAAATTTTGTTGCATTCCTGAATGCAGCAGAAAAGCGTGAAACGGTACAGTTCTATTGTGAGCTTCCTAATAAACGTACGGCAACCATGATCCTTTCATTGTCAGGCTGGGAATTAAATGACGTCTCAGCTCCTGCTAACGAGGCTATTCAAATCACCGTAAAAGGTAAACAAAATAACCTAGTTTGGGGAACCTCTACAGTGACACCACCGACAGAAGGAAATGATTAATGAAAGGATTAAAAGCCTCTTTACTGACCGCTAAGCCACAGATTATTGAAGTGGAAATCTTATGCGGTGTGAAAGTGAATATTCGTCGTATGACAGCCAATGAGCTGATGCAACTTGAAACGGATGTCTCTGATTTAAATCGTCAGGGGAAATTTCGCGAATCGTCACTAAAAAATGTCAGTATGTTGCTCAATTGCCTCGTTGATGATGACGGCAAGCCGATAAACAAATCATTATTACCTAAACCAGAAGAACTGGTTAACGTTCATGATAACGCAATATTGATAGAAGCAATTGATATTGTGAAAAAACACTCTATTGGCACTCTAGAGGAGGCAAAAAAAAACTAACCGATAGTCCTCTACTCTATTTTGCTTATCAGCTTTGTGAAGAGTTAGGGGAAATCGATCCCTTTCGTGTTCTTAACTTGCCTGCCAATACCTTATTGGGCTGGCAGGCTTACTTCACACTCAAACATGAAAAATCAAGTGTGATACCGCCATCAGAGAGCACCCCCGCTTCGGAACCCCCCCAAAAAATCGTAAGCACCACTAAATCAGTTGAGCAGCAATGTGCTGACGTAATGAAAATGATAGGAAGATAACTATGGCCACCAATTTAGCCGATTTACGTGTTGGATTATTGCTGAATGACGCTAGTTTCCGCAGTAATATCACTGATGCGATGAATCACGCAGGACGTGAAACAGAGCGCTTCTCAAGAAAAGCAAAACAAAATGCTAAAGATGTTTCAGATAGCTTTCATTCTATTGGTACATCAGTTAAGCAGGTTGCGGGATCGTTAGCGATGGTAGGCGGGGTGAGTCTTTCTATCGGGAGTATTTTAGGTATTTCTCGTCAATATGGACAAGCACTTTCTGATTTAGCGGCAATTACCGGTGCTGCGGGTGAACAGCTAAAAGTATTTGATGAAGCAGCTCAAGAGATGGGGCGAACAACACAATACAGTGCTATGCAGGCGGCAGAAGCTATTAAATTAATGGCAGCGTCCAAGCCTGAGCTGATGAAAACAAGTGAAGGACTGATTAATGTAACAAAAAGCTCCTTAATTCTTGCTCAAGCTTCAGGTACTACCCTCCCAGACGCAACTAGAACACTGGCCTTATCGCTTAATCAGTTCGGTGCATCAGTATCGGATGCGGATCGTTATATTAATGTGCTTGCAGCAGGCTCTCGATATGGCGCTTCAGAAGTTAATGAGACTGCAGAGGCGATTAAAAAAGGAGGTGTTGCGGCCGCTCAAGCTAAAGTCCCTTTTGAAGAAATGAACGCAGTTATCCAAACGTTGGCGGAGCGTGAAGTTAAGGGCGCTGATGCAGGAACGGCATTGCGCAACATGATTTTAATTTTAGAATCGAGTACTGACAAAAAGCTCAAACCATCAGTGGTTGGAATGACAACTGCATTGGAAAACTTAGCACAAAAAAACTACAGCACAACTGCGTTAACAAAAATATTCGGTCGAGAAAATGTTAATGCTGCCATGATACTGAGTAAAAATACCGATAAGGTTCGAGAGCTGACTAAGGCACTTACGGGTACCGAAACTGCCTATGAGCAAGCCAAAGAGCGTACCAATAATCTTAATGGTGATTTACAAAATTTAGCGAGTGCGTTTGAAGGGCTCGCCATTAAAGCGGGTCAATCGGCAAATGGTCCGTTAAGAACAGGCATTCAATCCGCATCAGATGCCATAAATACGTTATCAAATAATTTATCCACATTGGTTAACGTAGGCACATATGCAGTTCTCCCTGTTATTGGTGCCAGAATGACCCGAGGGCTTCAAGAGCAAACCAAAGAATGGGTGAAAAATGAAGCTGCAGTGAGAAATAATGCGAAACAAATGAGGGAGAATGCTCAAGAAACCATTGATTTAGCAAAAGCATCAAGAGAACAAGCTCAACAGGAGTCAAGGAGATTAGGCACTCAATCTGTATTGATGAGACAGTACGGCATTAATGCGAATTATCAAAAAGAATACTTAGCCTTAAATAGGCAAATTAGAGAAGCAGAACGCCAAGAGGCAATAGGAAAACAGAGACTTATCGCAGCAAATAACCAGCTTTCATATAGCCAAAGGGCTTTACACGCATCTAGTTTAGGACTCCGAAGTGTTGTTTCCGCCTTAGGTGGACCAGTTGGTGTTTTGGCTTTGGCGGGCTCAGCCATTTATTATTTTGCAACTAGGGCCGATGAGGCTAAATTGAAAATAGAGGGAATGAAAGGGGCTGTGGTTGAAACTATTACTGAGCTTCAACGTCTTTCTAGGGTAAAAATAGAAGTTCAACTTGATGAAATAAAAGAAGAGCTTGCCTTACTAGAGTCTGAAAAAAAACGACTATATGGAGAGCAAGTTACTTATTCAGAAAAGCGAGAAGGAGAAATGTCTTCCATTAAAGATAGCGGTTGGCTTGGTCATGCCGCAGTCAGTCTTTGGGGAAAAGATTCTGAGGAGTTTGCAAAAGGGCGAAGAAAAGTATTAAGCGAAATTGAGGATATAGACAAAGAAATTGAAATCCGAAAGCAAAAAATTGCGAATCTAGAGAGTACATTAAAAGCTGGGGTTTTTAGCCAGCCAACTGAAGAAGATAAGCCAGTGAATGCCGGAGGAGGTGGTGGAAATGATGGAGGGAATGATCTAGTTTCAGGCTCTAAACAAAAGGTGAATCAATATCATCAACTACGTATGCAAATAGAGCAAGAGCACGCAACCAGCTTAGAGCGTATATCATTAAGTGAATCGGAGACGATGCGTAAGCTTCAGGAAAACTTAAAAGCTGGTGGTATGAAGCAAGAGGAATATGAGCGATTAAAAACACTCAACGCTGAAAACCACATGAAACAGCGTGCAGAGTTAGCAGAAAAATATTCACCGATGCGTACTTCATTGCGTAATGAACAAGAAATGACAAAAGAGTTGAAGTCTCTGTTTGAACAGAGGTTGTTAACAGAAAAAGAATATCAATACGCGCGGATGCAGATGGACAAAGATATGTCTAAGTACCGCCTGTCAGAGCAAGCAAAAGGTATTTCTCTCCCGAATATCAGCATCCTTGGTGAAATAGATCCCGTTATTCAACTCAGAAATCAATTGGAAGAACAAAAAGCGCTTTATCAGGCTTACTATGAAGATGGGTTAGTGAGCAAAGAGCGCTATGAGCAATTGATTATTGCCGCTACAAATAAATCAAAAGAAGCACAGTATCAATCAAGTAAAGAGTTTTACGCATCTCAAGGCATGTGGCAACGCATGCAGATGAATTTAGTTGATGCAGTTGAACAACGAACCGCCAATGCAATGACTGGTATGCTAATGGGAACAAAATCTTTTTCAGAAGGCATTAAAGAATTTTCTTCCTCATTAGCCAGTTCAATCATTTCTGATCTTATTCGTATCGCTATTCAAGCTCAAATTACCAACGCATTGACTGGATTGATGGGTGGTTTTGCGGGGAGTGGTGGTGCAACAAGTGGTGCTAAAGCGGGTAAGGTGGGTGTAAAAGCGAACGCCAAAGGGGATGTTTACAGCTCGCCAAGCCTCAGCCAATATAGTAATCAAGTTGTGAGCTCTCCAACGTTATTTGCCTTTGCAAAAGGTGGTACGCCTAATCTTGGTCTGATGGGGGAAGCTGGAAGCGAGGCGATCATGCCTTTAAAACGTGGACCTGATGGCTCTTTAGGCGTTAGAGCAACCGGAAGTAACTCTACCGCTTCAGGTGATACCATTATTCATCAAACATTTCATGTAACAGGTAATGGCGATGAAGCGCTTTATCAAGCTATGCAGGAAGCAGCAAGAATAGGAGCTGAGCAAGGCGCTTCAAAAGCTAAATCTGACATTATGCGAGACTTTCAAACCAATGGAACGTTAAGAAGGAATCTACGATAAATGGCAACGATATTATCGTGGCCACGCTCCATCGTGCCAACCACGCTGAGTTGGCAACTCGTGAGTAACAGCAAAACCTTTACATCAACCTTTACAGGAAGTGTGCAGACCGTGCGCTTCCCTGGTTCGCGTTGGCGTTGCAGTATGTCATTTAATAATTTGAACGATGAGCAAGCAAGGGTTTTAGAGGCATTTGTTGCTGAGTTAGATGGTGAGAGTGGTCGAGTGAAAATTAGTGATTGGGCGCGTTCTGGTTTAACTCAACGCGGTAAACCTAAAGTTAGCCAACCTAACCAATCTGGAAAACTATTAGAGAGTAAAGACTGGTTACCCAATAGCATTGTTTTACGAATTGGTGATTATATCACTGTAAATGATGAGCTGAAGCGTGTGACAGCGAATGTGATCAGTGATGCACAAGGAAATGCAACAATTCCTATTGCCCCCATATTGCGTTACGCACCTGCAGTAAATGATTTGATAGAAAATGAAGTACCCTACGGCATTTTTAAATTAACCAGTAATGATCAGGGAAATTTCCAACGTAAACCAGGCATACTGACCAGCACTTCTTTATCATTCGAGGAGGCGTTAACATGAAATATCATCCCTTTAGTAATGATATGGTTAAGGCAATTAATGAGGGATATTATTTGGTTGTTGCCTCTCGTTTAGATCTAAAATCAGGCGTGGTGCGCGCACATACCGGTGTGGGTAATATCATTATTGCAGGTGAAATTTACCAAGGTGTTGGTCAGTTTGGTGCCATTGAGTCTGTGGGGGAAAATATGACCACAAGCCCACAACAGCTTATTATGAAACTCTCAGGTTTTGATTCTTCATTAATTGGTGAAGTTATGAATGAGCGAGTTCGTGGGCGAAATGCGCAGTTGATGTTAGTTGCATTAAATGAAGAGGGAAAACCTACACTTGCTGAGGTTTTATTTGCTGGCCAAATATCCACAATTGGCGTGACAACAGGTGAAGAGAATGAAATAGCGGTGACTGTTTCTAATCGATTTGAACGCTGGTCTTATGGGTTACCTGACAGATTTACTGATGAATCATGGTCTAAACGTAAAAAGGGCGATAGGATATTTCGTTATGTGGCGCAGATGGCTGATCGGGCTATTTATTGGGGTAGCAAGAAAAATGCACCTGCGTTTATTTATAAATGATTAAAGGTTTGCTATGAAAAATATATTTATTACAGCAACGTTATTATTCTGTTTTTCTGCTTCAACTTATTCTTTTGACTCCAATAAAGAATGGTATGAGGGATGCCCTAAATATACCAATGAAGAAATAGAAAACTTAAAAGGAGGTCGAATAGAAACAGTTGAAGAATTACAGCAGTACTCAAAGGAATATCTAGAAGAAAGTAGTAAAAAAATTGACTGTGAAATAAAAAACCTAGAAGAATATAAAAAACGTTTAATTAAAAAACTAGAAATAGAAAGTAATTAAATATATTTCTTGTCAACCCGCTTCGGCGGGTTTTTTATTGTCTGGAGAAAATCATGAGACACCCTCAATGGACTACTCGCCTACCTGAAACCTTGAAAAATGCCATTAATCGCCCTTTCGTATGGGGTGAACATGATTGTTGTTTGTTTGCTTCTGACTGTGTCATAGCCGTTTGTAATTTCGATCCCTGCGAACGTATTCGTGGGCGTTATAAAACAAAAACTGGCGCATTCAGAGTGTTACAAAAAGAGTTTGGAACATTGGACGGAGCAGTGAGCCGTTTTTTTGATGAAATTCCAACAAATGAAGCTGGTCGTGGTGACATTGTGATGTTCGAGGGTGACGAAGGGGAAACGTTAGGGGTGTTATGGGCGGGTAAATTATGGGCTGTCTCAACAGATGGCGTTCGTGCGGTGAGCAATAAACCAATAAAAGCATGGAGAGTACAATAAATGGGTAAAACTGTCACAAGCGTTGTCTCCGCGGGCTTAATGATAGCAGGTGTTATTGCTACGGGTGGTTTGGGGACTGCATTAATTGTTGCTGGCATTGCTGTTCAAGCTGCAAGTGCGTTTATCTTTAAAGATAAGGTGCCCGGCTCAGGCTATCGGGATCAGTCCGAACGTAAACAGATGTTGCGTTCTGCATCAGCACCAGAAACGGTCGTTGTAGGTAAAACAATGATGTCAGGCTTGCTTTTTTTTGCTGAAGAGGAAGAGGGCGAACAAGATGAAAATGAAGAACTCTACATGGCGTTAGCCATAGCCTCTCATCCCATTCATAAATTAGGTCAAATTTATTTCAATGATGACAAAATTGAAGATTTAGGCGACAACGCACAATACGAATTTCATAACGGTAGAACTGAGGCGGATCCATACCTATTAAAACATGCCCCTTCATGGAAAGAGGATATGATTGGTCGAGGGCTTGCATGGTTACGCTTAACATTACGCTTTGATCAAGAAAAGTTCCCTTATGGTGTGCCTAATGTTAAAAGTGAACTATGGGGAAAAGAAATTTATGATCCCCGTACCGAAAAAACAGCGTGGTCAAATAATGGTGCTTTGGTCATATTAGATTATTACCGTCACTATTTGGGGGTTCCGGACTCTGATATTGATTGGAATGCATTTAAAAGCGCAGCAGATATTTGTGATGAAACCGTACAAACGCCTGATGGAAAAAGTGAGCCTCGATATACATTAAATGGTGCCTATGAACTTGAAGAGAGTCCCGCTTCTGTATTAGAGATGATGCATAAATGCATTGCCGGCGAACCGACCTATATTGCAGGTAAGCACGGTATTTTGATGCAGGTTTATAATGGGCCTGCATTACTCACAATTGATGAGTCACAAATTATCGATACGGTAACGGTGACACCGGAACTTTCTTTGCGTGATGCGACTAATGCGATTTACGGTACTTTTGTTGATGCAGAGCAACAATATAACAAAACTGATTTTGAACCCGTAGTTATTGAGGAGTGGATAGAAGAAGACGGCTTAGAAATTAAAGAAAATATGGACTACCGTTTTGTAACCAGTCCATACCAAGCCAATCGACTAGCCAATCTTTATTTACGTAAAAAACGTGCCGGTCGCCGTATTCAATTACGCATGAATTTAGATGGCTATGCGTATCGCCCTGGTGATGTTATCAAGCTCGAATTACCTTCATTAGGGATCAGTGATTTAGAATTTCGTATTGCTGATTGGAAATTTCACCCATCAGAGGGGGTAGAGATTACTCTCGAAGAAGATGGTCCTTATATTTATGAAGACTTAGCCAGTAAACCTTTTGTTAGACCCCCATTCACTAAATTACCCACTGGTGGTGTACCGGCACCGATTAATCTGGCCTTTGTTCCACTTTCTGTCACAGACATTGTTCAAGGGTATATTTCATGGCAGAACGTGGCATCGGATATTCGCTATAACACGGTTAATATTCTCCAGAATGGAAAGGTTATACAGTCTATTCAGGTACCGGGTGAGCGTGTTGATATTAATGGTTTAACTCGAGGCACTTATCGTGTTGAGGTGAGAGCAATTAATGTGGCCGGCGCCATGTCTGCGCCTGCTATTAGTGATTTTGCTATTCAGGGACCGCCTGCACCGATTGGCGTTGAAATAACACCGGGTATGTTCAGTTTAACAGCATCACCAAGGCAGGGCGATAGTGCTGTATTTGGTTATACCTTTGAGTTTTGGTTTAGTGAAAAGAAACTCGCTAATCTTTCTGAAAATGAGGTGATCACCAAAACAAACAAAATTGGTCAAGGGAATTTCTGGACGCAAGAGAATTTAAAAGCTGGCCACACGTATTATTTCTATATCAGAACAATCAATAGCTACGGTAAATCTGTTTTCGTAGAAGCTTCTGGTGTTCCAGTTTCGCTACCCACAGATATTTTTGATGATTTAGATAACACGGTTAGAGAAACGGAGGCTTTCAAACAACTTGACGAAAAACTGAATTGGAATACGGAGTCTATTGCTGAACTAACTAATGCCACCTATTCGCTATCTACGGATGTATTGCGATATTCCGCTAATGCTCAAGCCGGTATTACTCAACTACAACAACTCCGAGTTTCTGATAATGAAGCATGGGCGCAGGATATTAAGCGTGTATATGCATCTATTGATGAGAATGCCGCTGAGGTTAAACGCGCCCAAAATTCTATTGTGGATTTAAACAAAGCATTTGCTGAGGATAGAACACGGGTACAGGCTCGATTTGACGAACAAGAGGGCATGATTGAAGAGAAGATGCAGGCCACGTTTGAGCAATCGGGTGACGGTGTTGTGACCCACTCGATTAATATCACCATTAAACACAATGGCGTGAGTTATAACGCAGCAGGGCAAGTGATTAGTGCTCAGGTTAAGAATGGGAAACTGGAGTCCTATATCGGTTACAACGCGAATAACTTTGCTTGGTATAACCCTGTAAATGGCAAGATGGAATTGTTTATGGCTGTTAAAAATGGACAGCTTTTTGTTAAAGAAGCGTTTTTAGATAAGGCCTCTATCCGTGAAATGGTTCTTTCAGAGTCAATAAGATCAGATAATTATGTGCCTGGTAAATCTGGATTTATTATTGACGTTAAAAATAACAAACTGGAAATGTATGGTGGTAATGGCGGAACAACATTAACCAATCAAAATTTATATGTAAAAGATGAAACTGGGTATAACGTTGTTATTATTGGTGATATCACAAATGAGCGATAATTATGGAATAGTAATCAAATCTAAAAAATATGGAATTAATTTATTAAATACATCTGATAGAGTCGGCCGAATTGTTGGTTGGCATGATATTACTCCTATACCACTTATGACTAAAAAAACCTTTAGTTATGACCATTCTGATCTAAATAAATATGGAGAAGTATTTGCTTGGTTTGGGACTTCCTTTATGAGAGGGTTAGCCGGAGATGTTACTTTAAATATTAATAACGGGGTAATTATTCTTGAACTCGATAATGTTTATAGAAATGGCCTAATCGATATATATGATGACATCATTAGGTTATATTATGGAGTATATTGATGGGTAAATATGGCATTATTATAAAAGGAAAGGATCGCCATGTTCAAATAGATAGCTTTAATACGGTTATGAACTGTATTAGAAAGCAGACTGTTGTAATGAAAGGCGGGATAGTATCTGGAAATCAAGGATATTATACTGAATTACCGAACACCCCACATTCATCTACAAAGTTATTTGCTGTATCACCTAACAATGTTTTTGTTAAAGTTATTGGGGGAGCCATAAAAGGAAGTGACAAAAATATCCAGATATCCCAACCTTATAATGACGCTTCGGGTAGTGTTGATGTATTTGAATTTGGTGATTTTCCTAATAATATTTTTAAAGAAAAATATGGAGTCGTTATAAAAAATAGTAGTACAAAACAGACTGTTTATAACTCTAATTGGGGGGTGCTAAAAATAGTAGGATATTTTATTGCATCATGGAAAGAAGATATTGATTATCAATTACCAAATATAAAAGATTTAGCTTTCGTTTTTGGTGGCGGAATGGGAGGAATATGGGAGGATGGATTTGAAGGGGCTTGGATGGATACTTTTATTAAAAGAGTGGGAAATACGTTACAAGTAAGATATAAAGAAGCTGTTCTTTGGGGCACAGGCAGTGCAAATCGTGATTTATCTAGATTTCCATCTACTTGCTTAATAATAGATGTGAGCGATATTAAGAAGGTATTATGAAAAAAATAATTTTATTATCTATTGCGGTATTTATTTCAGGCTGTGCTGATAGAAAACCTATAAATTATCAGACAGTGGAGTGTGTTGGTTTAATTAAAATACAGACTATTGAAAAATATCAAAGTTTTAAATTAAGTCGTTATAATAATGATAATAATATGTATTTTGGATACGGTAAAGCAGGTTTATGGCAAGGCGGTTGGGTTAGCCCTGATATGTTTGACAAAATATATTGCAAAGATAATTCACCTATAAAAAAATAAATTTAGGAAATAAATCATGATATACACAACAGGCACTGTTAGCACAGTGTCAGGGTCTGCTATTGTCTCTGGCACAGGTACCAAATGGACAGTTAATAATCCCGCTATTCGAGCAGGAACATTAATTTTAATTAAAAACGGCAATATGAATTACCCCTATATGGTCGATAGGGTAAATAGCGATACAGAATTAGTTATTTCACAACCGGCTACATTTACCGTAAAAAACACCAGTTACAGTATTAATCTCACTGAGCCGAACTCATACAGCGACGCTAATAATCGTATGACCGCTATTGCATCAGATACGACGTATTTTCTGCGAGCAATGGACCAATGGATGATGAATAACGGTGTGGTGACAGTAGAGCTATCTAATGGGCAAAAGGTAACGTTAGATAGCATCAAGAAGATGCAGGGGGAAATTAGTGGAAAGCTGGATAAAATAGGCGGTGTGATTACCGGCAATTTAACAACATCAGCTAATTTAACACTAGCCAACGCTGGGGCTGATAAGGGGGTGTTGAAGCGAAATAAAGACCAGGCGGCATGGCTAGCATTTTTATCGGATAGTGGGGTTATTCGTTGGCGAGTGGGAATGAGTACAGAAGGGGATAATGATAAGTTTAAGATAGCGGGTTGGTCTAGTGGCGGTGGAACCTATGTTAATGCGCTGGATATCAGCTATGGCGGTTCTATTGTTCTAACTGAATCATCTTGCTTAATAAATGGTAAGCCAGCGATGAGAAGTGGCGATTTTGGTTGGGGAGGTTCTGAGACACCATCAACAAACATTTCAGAAGCTGAGCTTCGTGCTGTATTAATGAATAGAAATACAGTTACGCAAATTATCAGAAATGAGCAAACAACAAAATATGGGCTAGGTGGCTCACCAATAGCTTATTTTAAATCAAAAGATACCTATCAGGCATTAGTGTCTTCTTGGAATGGTGGTTCATGTCGAGTTGTTGCGGGCAATGCGACATCTGAATATGTTCATAATTTATGGACTGACAGAAATACAACGGTAGACAGTAACGGTTTTATTAAACGAGCTTCCCCTATCATCGACATCAACCCCGACGGCACATTCACCACTAACGACGAATCAGAAGGCGCTACGGTTACTCGAATAGCTCAAGGTGAATATCTCATTGAAGGCGTTTTGGGCTTTAACTCAGATGCTGGATGGGGCGGTGTCGATGGTGGTATTGAAATTCCACTCGATGTTAATAAACAGCCGTTGATATGGGTAGACTCTGAAGTTATGGAGGACGGTTCTATCCTCGTGAGAACGTATCATCGAACTCACCCTAACGCACCTAAATTTGCCCGTAATGATATTGATGGTTACAAAGACGGCGACCCAATTGATATCCCGAATGGTCGCTTTATCTCTGTTCGTGTACAGATGCCTGAGCAATCAATCTATAATGTGAGAATGCGTGAGATGGAAGAAGCGCAGAAGGTGGAAGAGGAGCGAAGACAAAAAGAAGAGGAGATGAAAGAGCAATACGGGGATACGTTTTCGAGGGAAAACAGATTTTTGTGAGCGAATGGATACGTGATGTTCATAGGCAACATCATGTAGAGCAACGTATTCCCTTTTATATCCTTAATGGTTCACATTATTTTTAATAAAATAAATACCTGTCTATATTTATGTGGGATACATGTCGTTTTTCTTTATTGGCATAATGATTTCTGCTGATAATGATTGTTTTGCTTTAATTATCTCTTTTTCATTTGAAAAATTATAATTAGGTAATAGTTCTTGAGGTTTAACCCCTAAAACAAACGCGATAGAGAATAAATGTTCAACGGTAATTTTCACGCCTCCATTTTCTACCCGAGAGTAATGTTGTTGGCTTATTCCGAGCTTGTTGCTCATTTGTTTACCTGTTAATTTTAGCTCCGTCCTTTTTTGTTTTATTTTATGCCCGATGATGAAATCTAGCGTACCCATGATTTTTTATCTCCGTTATAGATAATTTGTAATTAGCTTTTATAAAGCAAAGAGTTACAAGGCTATTCTATTATAGATAAAAATATTTTTTTATCTATTAAAATAAAACTTTTTATATGGTAGGCATACACTACATCTGTATGTGCTAGAAGAATATGAAGGGGAACGAAGGTTAGAGGAAAATGACATGGTATTGTATTTTAAAATTCAAACAGCTACTAGTTAATATTAGTATTGATTTGACATTCTCCCCGCTCTGAAGGATGGGGTTTTACGGCGCACCTGATAAGATTTTTTATTATTACAAACTTATCATTTGAGAAAAGAGCTTTGTATATAGTGGCCGTAATATTATAAGTTCTTTGTGTCTTTTGTAATGGGCTGTTTGGATTAATCAATTCTGATGTACTTACCTTCAATAAAGACCTCTCCGTCATTTTCGCATTTCACAAGACGACACTTTCCTTGTAATCCATACCGACTAACGACACAGCGAACACCCGGTGATGAACTTGAGCCTTGGTGTTTGTTTTGTCGCCGCTCATAGCTAGATACCTTTTCTAATAATCCATCCTTTACCATGCTATCTAATGTTCTACGAGTAGATTCAAGAATGCTTTTTTTATTAAAAGAATCCATCCCTTTAAGCATATAAGCCACTCCTGAAACGTCGAAAGGTGGTGCACCTATTTCACCTGTTACCCATTCAAGATTGTCGGGTTTAAATAATTCCATTATCTCTTTTTTGCGTGAGGTCATTCTCATTTTTAGCGCTCCTTATTGTGGGTTATATCTATCCTACAATAAGGAGCTAGAGGGAGATATAAATAAAAGAGGCTGTTTTCTAGTGTGCTGAGTAAGGGAGTTAGATGATATGCATATTATTTCAAAATTAATGAATTAATATTGTTCTAGAATTCTTCTTGATGTAGGAATTGAAAGAAATAATTTATTACACTTTGTTACAAATAGAAAACCCCAAGGAATGACCCTCAGGGTTTTATTTTCAAATGCACGTGCATTTCGCGTGCACTTTCAAGTCCTTTTGTTGTCAGTGTGTAGTCCTGTCGGTTTCGCTAACTTCTTGTTTTTGAAATCGTTGTCCTATCACTGACCCACCAAATTTGGTGGAGCTGGCGGGAGTTGAACCCGCGTCCGAAATTTCTACATCCGCGGCACTACATGCTTAGTCTAGTCTTTAAATTCACTTACTTGCTGCGGACAGACACGCCACAAATAAGCTAGCTTGATTAAATTTAACGCTTCAACCCCAAGCTAGGCATCCACGCGATCTCTTTTGGGTTTGACTCCTCTTTATCCCCGTCTTAAGAGCGGAAGCTAGGGAGAGAAGGCTCTAGGCAGGTTATTAAGCTGCTAGTGCTTTATATTGATTGTCGTTTGCGACTATCTTTTTGCGGCTTTTTACGAGGCCAACCGCCCCTCGGCATGCACCTTGGGTTTCGCAAATCCCGTCGAATCCAGAATCAGCCCCAAGTTGTTGAAAGTGAGTATATCAGAAAAATACCTGCTATTGCTAGTAGTTAACGCAATTTAGCGGTTAGCATTTTTCATGATCCGTGCTTTGTCTAATTTCCACTCACGATCTTTTATGGTGTCACGCTTATCGTGATCTTTTTTACCTTTAGCTACGCCAATTTTGATTTTACACCATGCATTTTTCCAATATAAGGAAAGGGCAACCACGGTGTAACCATCACGGTTTATTTGGCCATAGAGATTAGCTAATTCACGTTGTTTTAATAACAGTTTACGTGTACGTGTCGGATCACAAACAACATGAGTAGAGGCAACGTTTAACGGTGTAATGGTGGCACCAAACAGGTACGCCTCACCATCACGCATGATTACATAGCTATCACTGATATTGGCTTTACCCGCACGCAGTGATTTAACTTCCCAGCCCTGTAACGACAGTCCCGCTTCGATTTCATCTTCAATGAAATATTCATGGCGAGCACGTTTATTGAGTGCAATAGTGGCAGAGCCGGGTTTGTGTGATTTTTTCTTTGTCAT